TGCACTGTCACCATTTACAATACCCAGCCCCAAGTGGACCTCCATCTCTGCCCTGAACTGTCCTGCTACCTTCCATACCATCTCACTGAGTGTATTTGTGCCATGCTTGGCTGATAGGAATGCTTTTAATGCCGGGGTGTTAGACATATAATATGCTGCGCTCTGTGATGCTTTTATGTCGCTGATAGTGCGAAGGTACTCAGCTACCAGGCGGTCATTCTTCTGGTTGCTCAGGTCCCACATGCGGGCTATCTCATCTTCCGTCACTGCTAGCACCTCACCATGCATATCCGTTATTATGCCATCCATCTTTTTTACCAGTACTGGCGGGAAGCGGAAGGCTTTTGTGAACCGTGCATTAGGATCCGCTGCAAGGCGCGAGAACTGATCCGCTATGCGGTCAAAGATATCCCGGTAGCGCTGTTCAAAGAGAAGCTGGCGCTGCAGGAACCGTTTGCGATATTCAGAATTAAGGCTGGCCATTATTTAAATTGTTGACGATATAACTCATAGAACTTCATTGTTTTCTCCGGGATAATCTGCGGATAGTCCTTGAGGTTCTTTAGGAGTTTATAAGTATAGCGATACCCTGTTAACTCATCCTGCATGTTATTTACAAGGTTCTGTTCGTTGCGATTTTGCGTGACTGTCGGTGGACCATAGATAACCGAACCGGGGAAGTAATACTGCAGTATATATGATCCCCATATATCATCCATGCGTCCCACGAAAGGCAACATGGCATAATATGGTATCACTTCTCTTGACAAGAATGTGTTCTGTGAGTTAAAAGGTGATATCTTGTCAGAACAATATGGTCTTGTAATGCCTGAGAAATTCACGATAGGTCTATGTATCATCCTGGTGATAGCGTCTATATCCGGATCTCCATTCCACAGGTCGGCTTGTACGAGCACCTTCCTTGTTGCCTGCCCTTGATACCTGATATATTTTCTGTCTTTCACCAGCTCGATAGGATAGCCTCTATGCCATATCTCCGGGTAGTTGAATATTGACAGTGGGTCAAAGACATCCGCTGTCGGTGTGAAAAGATCAACTTTAATTTTCTGGCCGACATATACATGTTTGCCCCAATTGATCTCGGGTATGTTGTCGTCGTCGACTGTTGCGATTATCTCTGCGCCGCTTTTATACGCTTCGATAAATCCTATATTTCTGCGCTGTATGGTGTTCCACCCTATCGCCTTGCTTATCTCTTTATACCGCGCTGCCTGATACTCCGGGGTGAGATATCTTACATTTGGATATCTTTTTTGTAATGTGGCGTATTCGTGGTGTGGTGTTTTCAAGTCACCCACAATAATAAATTGCCATTCTGTTTTCCGGCAGAACCTGAGTGTTGCCTCAGACGGTGGGTATATTGTTGTTGTTATAATACAGTTCATTTTGCCGTGTGTTTCTGTCAATAAATAAATGCCATTGCATCTTTACCGCTGTTGGGTAAACAACAGCATTGATGCCGTAATTATGTAAATACAATCTATCGTGCTCTATCTGCATGTTATCTATCAGCGCGAGGAAGCAGCTATCCATTACGTGGACCTCTTTAGCTCGCTCTATCGTGTAGATAAAATCAAAAACCCCGACGTCTTTATGGTCATGTGAGCGTATAATTTTGTAATGCGAGGGATACAGGTCGTCGCGTAGCAGTCTGCCCCGGGCGGGATCTTCGTGTAAGAATATATATTCATCCTTGTCACTAAGTTTTAGCTTATCGTAAAAAGCCTCTTTCTCTTTATCCATGTCTCTTTCGAGGTGAAATTTATTCCACCTGTCAGCGTATGGCACCCTGGCCATGGAGTAAAATCCATAGTCAAAAGATCTGTAATATCTTGTGCTGGCTCTGTTAAAATAGTCGCCTGTACAGCCTAGTATAAGATAGTCGCGCCCCGGGTTGTTATTTATATAGTTTTGGTAATCAGCATAAAACAGTTCGTAATAATCAATCCCTTTTAAATCGCGGTACATAAACCGCACATTATCGGCTGTTGATGGCAGTACGTTAAGGTATAGTTTTTTGTACCTCTCAGTGTATGTGCGTATTATGCCATTACATAGTAGATGGTCCCCTAGTCCGCTGTGTTGTATTATATGGAGGGTGTCACTCATAGCCCTTGTATAACTTGACTGAATCGCTCACAACACTTTTGCCCTCTTTTATTGCTTTGTCAATCATTTTGTTTATCGCCTGAACGTACATAGGTCGTTTCTCCTTGAAGCATATATCCGTTTTTCTCTTCAGGGATGCCAGTACTGAATCATCATCATACTGCTCCATCATCTTATCCTCCAGGTGCCACATGCGGCAGTGCAGTATGGCGAGTTTTTCAATAACCTCACCCAGGTTGTCAGTCTCAATAATATCGGCAGGTTCGGGTATCTCAGAAGCGTGGCTGTTTTTCAATTCATTCAGCACCTCTGATACGACTTCGTGTATAACGGTCTCGATGGTTTCGGCTACATCTTTTTTCATAGGTCATTGGTTATTATATGTGTTGCTCTATATGTTGGCTCCTGCAGTAGGTGCTGGTAGATGCGAAAATTCTTCTGTAACAGCTCCCTCTCATCGTTCCCTTTGTACGGGTTATGTTCGTGCCATTGATGGATGACAATGGGATCTGTTGTTATGAGTATGTCCAGCCCTAGTTTGTTTATCCGTTGAATAAAGTCGTCATCATCATATCCTGCACCATAGCTCAGTCGTTCATCAAAGCCGTTCAGCTTTATTAGGTTTTCAGCTGTTATAGCTGAACAGAAATGGTAAGGCTTCGGGCGGTATACGGGATGGCAGTACCATGCACTCTCCCCATCAAAAGATGCCCCTTTGCTATTTATGAATTGCCCCGGTGTCTCATCCTTCCCCTGAGAGTAGCATCCATAAGCTATGTAATTGCTTTCAGTCACGTACTTCTTGGCGTGTGATATTATATCTCCCAGGTGATAACATTCTGCATTTTGTGTTATGATAATATCAGGGTTCTTACTTAGCGCATAGGCAAATCCAACATTATATGCCGGATCACCCTGTGTCCAGTTCTTGTTCTTCATCTTTATCACCACGACAGAAAAGGGCAATTTATCCGGGAGTGTTACGTCCTCCGGGCTGCCATCATCCACCACTACAACAAAGAAGTCCTGTGGATTATATTTAAGAAAACTGTTAAGAGTGTTAATTAACTGAGCCTGTCTGTTGTAGTATGTGGCGACGATTCCGATCATTATTCAGTGTTTTTTTTGTTTTGCTTCTTTTAATGCGATTTCAGTTAAGGAATTGTATTTAGGCTTAAATTTTTCAATTAACAATCTTTCTGCTTTAGCCGATTTTTTAAGTAATTCTTCATTTGTATTGCCCTCGGCATCAATAGTTGTCCATATAAAATATGAATCGAATATCTTGTCTTTGAAATGGTCTAATAATCTTTCGTATACATTCCGTAAGCTTATCCCTATGTATACTAACTCACCCTTATCAAATAGATAATACAGTCCCTTCTCTTTAAATCGTCCCTTTTGCATTGATATATACCATTCTTCAGCCTTTTCAGGATATATATATATAGGGGTGCCGTCAAGTGATACATTAACTTTATAACCAATTTCCCTATTTGGCGGTTTCTCCATCATCAGTCTTTCTTTACGTGAGTGTGACTTGCTGTATCTTCATTCTGCGTGCGGTAGTAGTGCTGTTCATCTGCTGGCAGGTCCCGTACATGATCGTAAGTCCAGGGTACATGAATAGCAGTATAGGGTCTGTTAGTGCGGATACCTTTGTAGCTGAAGGCGGGTGTCTTGTAAAGAGCGAAGGTGGTGTCAATGGCTGCATTGAAATACCTTTCATCGAGCGGGTACTTCCAGAACTGGCTCTCCCAGTCGATAGTCCCCTGACTGGTGGCCCCTTCTGTCTCTAGCGAGAAACCGCATTTATCAAATTGCGGGTAGCGCCTGAGTCCCTCTTCCAGCACCTCGAGAAAGTCGGCCGGTATGTTCGAGCAGTCCAGGTCAGGATCTGTTACTATGTATTTGTCTTTTATGCCGAGGCGCTGTAATATGTTCTGTGTCCATACTACCTGGTGGCCGTAGTTCTCCTCCATGCGTAGCACCTGAAATGGGCAGCGCTGAGCGTAATACTCAAGAAGCGGTATGTAGTCGCTGTTATTGTCAATAATAACAGGCTCCAGCCCGTTATTGAAGCACCAGTGTGCGAGCTGGACGGGGAGTGATATTCTGTTGTAGTTTATAATTAAGCATTTCATATCTCATATGCCCCTCCTATATGGCAAACATGGTATTGTGCTGTCGGTATGTGTTTGTTATTCTCGAATGCCCGCAGCTGCTGAATAAAATGGTAGTCATGCCCGTACCCTGTTTTATCCCAGGTCAGACCGAGCCTGGCTGCATGGCACAGGTTAGAGGTCCCGCAACGTCCGTACTGTGTTATGTCGGTTTGTCGCTCAACCCATTTACCCTCATGCATCATCCAGTCGTTTGAATAGACCCAGTCCTCACCGTTGATGTTCTCTGCAAATGTTTTCAGGTGATCCTGCCCGTATTGGTCGTCATTATCTATGTAGATGATATAGTCACCTGATGCTGCTCTTATCCCGGCGTTTCGTGCATTGTTACTCCATAACCCTTCCCTCTGGGTGCGTAATAGCCGGAGGCGTTTATCGTTCTTAATCATCCGGCTTACTATGAAGCTAGTCGCGTCACACCCGTCGGATATGACTATTAGTTCAAAGTCTTTGTAGCTCTGGGTCAGCACAGAGTTAATTGCGCGCACGAGCTTCTGTTCTTTCTTTGTGGCTGCTCCCGGGTAGTCGGCGAGCAGAGAGGGGAGGATAACTGAAAACTTCATTTTGCCTTTTCCTTTAATTCACGATTTTCTTTTATTATTTCGTTAACATAATCAATAACGTGAGACATATCGCTATCTTTATTTTTTAATGAGATGTGGTTTTCTTCTGGGTGAGCTAACATTATTATAAGATCTCCTATTCCTCTCTTAAGCTCATCATACTTTTCTTGCAACTCAATGACTTCCTTAAGTTCGGTTGCTTTAACTTCGATACTTGCTGGTAATTTCATCTCTTATCTATACATGATTTTAACATTTCGTAAGTCTCTTTACTGTGGGGTGTCCTCTATGTAGATAGGTACTAACATTTATCCAAATGTATTTCTTTTACTGTAATTATGCAACATATTACTGTTTTTTTACAGTTTAACCGAGCAAAAAATTTATAAGATCCACTCGTTGGTTGTTTACCCTGCTGAGCATCAGGTATTCGCTTATGTACTCCCAGGCTATCTGGTTCTGTTTCTCCGCGTCAACCTCACCTGATAGTACTGCCCTTATTGCATCGTAATATTCCGAAGGGTTGTTATATGACAATGCCCCCGGTACGTTCCACCATCCCGGTACTACACAGGCTGCTCCGGACCATGAGCCTTCAATGAATCCTATGTTTGAGCGGCATCTATTGAAAACATTATCGTGCAATGGTACATGAAAGACTTCAGGGGCAGTGTCCAGTATCTTCTTATGGTACATGATAATATCCATACCCTGGATGAAGCTTTTGTTTTGTGTCTCGGCAAAGAACCAGGGATAAAAACCCATAAACATAAACTCATGGTCCGGGTGCTCTTGTGTCAGTCTATTGATCTCTTTGCCATATGTCATCATATCGTATATATGGGCAGCGGGTCCGCGCCATAATACTCTCTTCTCCCTCTTCTTTAGTTCGCGCCTGCGGAAGATATCATCATTAAAAGCGTTAGGGATAACGCGTATATTACGGTTGAACTGCTGATAACATTGCTTTAGATATTCGACAGGCACAGTCACGACGTCGGCTGCCCGGAGGCACCTTTTTACATTCTTCTGTACTGCCGGGCTGTTATATGTCTGGTGTGCCGGGTTCTCTGGGTTGAGGACAAAGAGGTTATCATCGTAGTCCACCCATATAGGCTTATTCATGTCCTTTGCGTAAGCGATAAGGTTAGCTGCTACCTCGGTGTATGGCCTCTGCAGCATTATAATATCGTAATTAGATATGAGTTGCCATGTCACTGGCACCTGGTCCCAGGAGAGGACATCTACCTCATGTCCTGAGCGGTTCTTTAGGTCGTGTGCTACTCCCGACGCTCTGTAATAGCAGGTGGGGTCGTTCTTGTCCGGTACTAAAAATAATATTTGCGCCATAGTCCTATACTTCAAATCCTGTCATCTGGTTAGTGGTGTCATCTTTTAGTCGCTCCATCTCTGTCTCGGGATCTTCAACGAGCGGGTTGTTCTCTACGGCTGTCTCTTTGGAGAGGATGCCTCCTGTGCGGGCTACTGTGATATTGTCAATCAGCTCTGTATCGTTCTGCGGCAGGTAAGGTGTTATCTCAGGTATCAGCTGCACTGCCTCTGCCTCTCTTTCTAGCGAGGTGTTAATCACTTTGCCGATAGCTGCTTTGATAATGTTAAAACGTCGCTGCAGGCCCATGCCGAATATCTCTTCTTTCTTCGATACGGCGAGGTGTGCATCCATAAAAAAGGCTTTCATAGTAAACTGCGCAATAGTACCCATCCCTTTCATTGCGCTGAATGATATGTCCGGCGTCTGGCTGAGGGTGTATATCAGGTCGCGCAGGTTGTCCTGTTCCATCTTTATGCTTTCCGGCGGTGAGTTAAGGGCCAGGTAGTTGGCTTTGGCATTCTCGGCAAGCTGTAGTATCTTTCCCTGCTCCCCTTTCTGTGCAAAGCCGAGTATCTCTCCCACGACTGCCAGGATAGGGCTACCGAAGTAGTCATTCATGTCGGCATGGTTTGAGACTGAGTCCTCAAGTCTTTTTATCATGCTGGCCACGTCACTCCATTCCGGTCTCTTCTGGCTGTGATAGATAACAGGTATCTTCTTTAGCGCATTGGGTATCGGGTTGATGTTCTTCACTCCTTCCGGTGTCACCACCTCAACCAGGTCGTCGAGCTTCCACACATTGTCGCGGTTGACATACCGGTATTCGTAGTCGTTGGTGTAAACATCGTAATGGTCAACATCTTTGTTGTCCTCCTCCTTCAGTTTGTAGCTACGCGCAAAGGCTATCATATCGCCTGTCGAGTCGAAGAGCGGGTATAGCTTGTCGCCCAGGTCCGGGGACCAGATATTGCATTTGAGGGTGTACCTGGGTTTTGCTTTTCCTGTCTCAACAAAATACCACACTTCGGCGCATTCCATTTCGCTCATCAGCCGGCGTGCTATCTCTTTGTTCTTGTAGTTCATCTTGTTGTTATTAAGGATCCACTCAACAGAGTTAACAAGTGTTTTCTCTTTATCGCTCTCTGTTTCAAATACCGGGTTTATCTTTACCGGTATGTTAAGCATAAAACCTACACGGCGGTCCACGATAAGCTGCTGGAAGCTCATGCCTATACGTGCCGGGTCGATATAGTCTACTATTGTTTTTTCGGTGGCTGCGCTACTGGTGTCACCATACCCTTTGACTATCTTTTTCTTTGGCCGGTAGTCCTCATCGAAGATATCATGGTCGGCTACCTTGTATTGTTTGATAGCCTCCTCCTGCGATACTTCAAAACTTGGCGCGTTAGTGGTGAAGAGCTGCGCTATCTCTTTATAGCTCTGTTTGGCTATTACTTCGAGGGCGTTTTTAATATTCATTTTTTAATTTTTTATGGTAATAGTTCACTTAATTGCTGAAGGTTTATTTTCTTTCTGTTCTTGCCGATAACTTCCTGAAGGATGACATACCTGGATGCGTCGATAGCATGGTTAAAATCATCGACGGGCTGGTTGATATACCGTCCTTCTTTGTCCTGATCATAGACATAGTTATCAAATTCTTTCTTTATATGAGTGGAGCGCTTCGTTATGAATATCCGGTATTCCTGCATCTTTGTTATCCCTGCCATCACTGATCCCTGGTATTTTTCTACGGCATGTATGTTCAGTCCGGCGTTGTATATCTCATCGATAAGTCGTGGATCCGCGCTTTCGGATATTATCTTTTTGTTTTTGCAATTTTCTTTAAGAACACCGATGATATCATTTGTCAACATTCTGGTCCGGTAGCATATCTCATCAAGATATAACTGTTCGCCATGAATGCCGACTTCGAGTATCGCTGTGGGATCGTTCGTGTATCCGAAGTCCATACCAATGAAGCGCTTCTTCACTATCTCTGGTATATCTTCTATCATCTCATAATTTTCAAATATACGGCCCTCGATAACTGCTCTTAGGCCGAGGCCATAAACTGTCCATAGTGACTTATTGCGATCTTTTAACTTCTCAATATCTTCAATGATCTTTTGCTCCAGGAATGGGTTGTCTTTGTATGTGCTGATAAAATGGTAGGTGTCCGGGTCTTTGTTAATCTCTTCTATCCAGTGATCTTCGGAGAAGGATGGGTTGTAGTCAATAATTGCGAACTGTGTTGTTCGCATTATGAGCTGTTGCCATTCTATGTAAAAGAGCTCATTAGCTTCATTGGCAAATAATATGTCCCGCTTGCGGCCCCTGATCTTCTGCTCGTCATCTGTTGAAAAGAACTCTACCCAGCTGCCGTTGCTGAACCGGTATATTAACTCTGTCTTATTGAACTGCTTATCATTCCACAGTCCCATCCTGTACATTATTTCCTTAAAGTCAATAAGGACGGAGCCCTTCAGCGCTGGTAGTGTCTTGCGGACTATTGATAAACGTACTGCGCTATGCTCCAGGATGTAAATAATAAGAAATATCAGGATGTTATAAGTCTTTGCTGACCTGGCCGATCCCTGGAGACTAATAATGGCCTTGCCATCTGCAAGTCCTTTAATGAGTCCTTTGTAAATCTTATCTGCTACCTGGATCTTCACTATTAAAAGTCTGCAGGCGTTCTGTATCGATATCCTTCTGCTGGTGATCCTATTCGCATTCCGAACCTGGAGTATTGTTTCTTAATCTTTGCGAACTTCTTCCCGGTGGATTTCTTTTTTCCTTTCGTGAATGGCCGGTGAGGGCCGGCTGCATTCTTGTTCCCCATTGGTGCTCCCATAATTTTTCTATTTTTAAATTAAACTTCTTCTGTCTCTTCAGTATCTACCTTATCGGCGTTATCAATAAATTCTATAGTGATTCTTGGTACCAGGTCCCGTCCGTCAGCTCCGGTGACTTCCTGCTTGTCTCTCCATCCGTGTTTATTGATGAGGACGAACTTTGTTATTGCTGCATTTAGCTTGTCTGCTGTGGCGTATTTTTGGAGCTTAATTTCCTGTATTTTACGTGCTTGCCTAATCAAATCGGAAAACGACGAATATTTTTCACTCAAATATCTAATGACATCTGGGTATAAATCACGCTCAATCACCAGAAATTCTTCCCAGAATATATTGATAGCATCTTTCTTCTGCCATGCTATTAAGTCATTTCCTAACTGCTCGGCTCTCTTCTTGGTCCATTTCGGTTTCGGCTGGTATGTGGAGCTGAACTTCTTCCCGTCATTGGGTCCTATGTTTCCGTATCCTCCTGGCATGATAATGAATGTTTTTTAATTTTAATTTCCGGATCAAGTTTCTGCATCCTGTCAATAATAACCTGACAGTATAAAGGGTCCATCTCCATCCCGTAACATTTCCTGTTTAGCTGGTGCGCTGCTACCATTGTGCTGCCGCTACCCAGGAAGGGATCGGCTACTATCTGTCCTTGTGTGCTGCTGTTCTTTATCAGGTATGCAAGCATCAATACCGGCTTCATGGTCGGGTGGAGGTCGTTTTTTGATGGTTTATCACAATGGATGACTGTCGTTGGTGTTTTGTCCGACATTATCTCCTGAACTATCTTGAGGAGTTCTGCTTTGGTGAGTTTTTTATAATCGACGGCGTCCTCTATAACTGTTGTATTGGTGCGGTCTCCTATAAAAAAATGAGCGGCTCCCGGCTTCCATCCGTAGAGGATGGGTTCATGTTTCCATTGGTAGTCCTGCCGTCCGAGCACCAGGGTGTTTTTTACCCATATAAGGCATTGTTTTAAATCAAATCCTGATGTCATAAATGCCGACCTGAAGTTATATCCTTCACTGTCGGCATGAAATACATATATTGCGCCTCCCTTTTTAGAGTTCTCATAGCATCTGCTGAATGCGTCGGTGAGGAATTGGTGGAAGGCTTTATCGCTCATATTGTCATTGAGGATCTTTGATGTGTTGCGATGTCCTTTGTCGTAATCTCCCGGCATCTCTGCTTTGTCTCCGTAGTTCACGTTGTATGGTGGATCTGTCACTATCAGGTCGCTCTGCTTTCCTTCGAAGAGTTCGCTCCATGCTTCTTTCTTTGTACTGTCGCCGCAATAAAGGCGATGCGGCCCTATCTCTATAAGGTCGCCTTCCTGGATATCTGTCTTAATCTCTTCAGGAATCTCGTAGTTGTCCTCTTCTGCTTCGGTGTTATCGGCCAGTGGAGGTATGTCCAGTCCCCATTCTTGTAGCAGCTCCTGGTCCCAGTCGGAGAGAATCATATCCCAGTTCATCTCACCGTAGGCAAGGTTATCTTTGATAACAAATTCCCGCCATTGTTCTGGTGTTAGGTCCCGGCCCTGTTTTACCCATTCATCCGGCACCTCACTATAGCCTAATTCCTTCAGCGCCTTAAAGCGCATATTGCCTCCCTGGATGATGTTATTCTCGTCGATAATAATCGGGCGTAACTTCATCATCTGTGGAAAGTCCTTGAGTGACTTGACGAGTTTTTCGAATTTGTCGTCTTTAATCAGTCGTGGGTTGTCCGGGTTCGGCTGGATTTGCGATAGCTTCATCTAAAAATATTTATCTTCCAATTGATCAGAATGGTGCTTCTGGTCCTGTGTAGGTGCTGAAGGATCTTCGTCCTTTTGCTGGTGTCGTTTTTTTTGTCCTGCCTGATTTTGTTTTTTCTGAACCGCTTGCCATAGTTTGTCTCCTCTTATTGATTTGTTAATAATTGAATATTCGTCTATTATTTTTTTATGATGTTCTGCATAAAAATCATATAACTCTGCATTCTCTTCAATGGTTACCTGCTCGATGCATCCTGATGACCGGAGGTTTGATGATCCGTGAATGCAATATTTCAGCCGGTTGAATGCTTCAAAGATGCATATCTTGGTATGGGATCCTGCTACTGCCAGCTGGAACCTGTCGTTAATATCGAGCTCCTCCAGCATGTATGGTATCAGACCCCTGCGCTCATGTGCAAAAAAATAGTCCGAAATTATCAAGTCTAAGCTGTCGATGTAATTGCCAAAAAACAAGTTAACAAGCGAATCGATGTTATTCTGGCTCATTGATAGCGTAGATATTATAAGCTTACTGGTCTTTATGTTTTTCTGGTAAAAGAATGCTTCAATGAAATCTCCCATTATAAAGTTTCCCGATAATAAGATGTGAGCACGCTGTCCTTTCTCAATTTCTATATTGCGGGCCATGTCCATTGCGTGTTCGAAGTATAGCCTGTTTTCCGGGATGATCTTTGTTGGTTTCGGGTTAATATAGCGGTTCCCGTATTGCGCCAGGAAGTCATCATCGAAGGTTAAATCTATCTTTAAATCCTGGTCGCTGAACTCTATATTAAAATCATCATTTTTCATTTGCTGCAATTAATGAGTGCAACTTACTATATTTTGACAGTTAAATCAAATGAATGTTTCACATTTTTTCAACTATTTACAGCAAGGTATTGACAATAGGCATTGGAAAAGGCAGTCTGGAGGGACTGCCTGAAATGGTGGGTCGTTTATGTTTATAAGATTGATTCTTGTATTTTATCGGTCAGTAGCTCGGTTTCAAATTCAATTCTTTCAACAACTTTGCCCGTAAATGTGCATTTATAAAATGTCAGCTTCGACATTGCTTCTTTTAGTAGAGCGTCTTTATATCTGCATACTTGATGCAGGCGTCTAATCTCGTTTCTTATCTGCTGGTATTCGTGGTCATCTATTATCATGGCATTTCTTTGTATTTTTGGTTTCTACCAGTAAAACCCGGTTTTATCCGGGTTGATGGTATTTGGAATTTTTATAGTTTAAATTCTTTTTCTGCTGCTTTATGGCCTATCCATTGGCCATGAATGTTCAGTCCTCTATTTGCGAGCTCTACTCTTAAGAAAAAGTCGAGGTCGTATTCTCCTCTTACAAAATCCAGGAGCAGATCGGTGCTTATGCATGAAAAAGTGAAGAGGGGGTTGTTTTCGTCTGAAATGGTTCCGTTCTTTGCGGCGGTCCTTAATGCTTCGAGGCTGTGTTCCTTTGCTATCCTAATCCTATCTTCTGCTGATCTTTCTGCTGTTTTCATCGTGGTAAGTTTTTAATGTTTCGTTAAAATATTATTTCTTTTGCGAGTTCGATCAGCTGGTCAGTATCCGTTCCTATCCAGTCGATCTCCTGTCCTTTGAGGTTTTCTGCTTTGGTCTGATAAAAAAGCTGATGTGAGTCACATTCCTTAAAATTCAGGGAGGCGACGAAAGCCCATCCCTTATTCGATCCATCCCAGGTCTGTACCTCAGCGCAGCTCTGTGAGTCGTAGCTGTCTCTGTTTATTATAACTCTTAATTTGGCGGTGAAGCGTTCTTCTTTAATTTTATAGATCCCTTCAAAGTTTATGCTCTGGGTCCCGTTATAAAGTTTTTCCTGGATTGCTTCTGTTCCTTCTGCTGCGTAAATTCTTGGTGTTTTCATCTTTTTAAGTTTTATTTGGTTTCTAATCTGTATTAAAGATAACACCTTTTACTGTTTTATGCAAGTATTTTTGCATATATTTTACACTAATATGTCTATTTATATTCATTCTAAACAAGGCAAATAAAAACCCCCGGGCTGGTTACCGGGGGCAAAACTT